CGGAAAAATCCAAACACATGGGAACCAACAAGCAAGCCTGTTGGAGAAGTTCCTATTCCTGAAAGAGCAGCACTGGTAAGGGGCTGCATGGGATATGCCCACGGCAGTGCTTCAGTAGGAAGTTCGGTCTTGTCTGCTGAGTGGAATCCAAACACACGGACACGACATCTGCCAATCAACAGCGGATCGGCAGTGTCTTCCACCACTCCGTGCCACCACACAAATCCTTCTTTTCCCAAAAAGCCTCTCATCAGACCCCCATTCCATTGCGCGAAAGTTCGTATTTACAACTATACGATCCCGCAAGACTGTGTTTAATGCTTGTAATCATGTATTGACCACTGAGATTTTTGTCTTGTTTGTCATCCAGTGCAGTAACATCGCTCTGTGGTTTGAACACACCAAGATCAATAATGTCTCCCACTCGCCGCCTGCTGTCTCCAAACACCTGTATGACTAGTTTCTGTGTAAGAAATGAGTTCATGTGGTATTTGCGCTTTTGATACAGCGACTCTACTTGGTGGTTGTCTAAAATAGAATTTGCCCCATCGTATACCGTATAGGGAGTTGACGGCAGGTAGAAATACGAAGTCCCCCTAGACAACACACGCGCTTCTTCGGGATCGTTTGCCCTGAAGTGCGGCTCATTTCCAAGTTTACGGGTGGAATCAAACACATCGCTCTCATAGAACTCATGTTCTCTGTGTTCTTTACGCACCAGATCGTGAACCGTTAGGTGTGAAGAAACGATCCCGTTCATTATGTTTGAAGCAGCATCAAACCGAGACAACTCTTCTAGTTTCTGAACCTTGTGATATCTGCTCGGCAACACGCTTTGAAATCCCAAGTTTTCCTTCTGTCCTTCAAGCACAGGCATATTGCCTTGTGTATATTCATAACGAATCGTGTTCGCAGATCCGTCCTCTATGATTTTAGACAGACTCTTGAAGCGGTGACCGTCTATGGATTCGTAAAAAAGATACGGACTGTATTCAAGTCCAGTCTTTGAATATGCCTTTCCGCAAAGCCAGTCTATGGCACGAAACGGAGTGTAACTGGCAGGCAACACAAAAGAATAGTTGTCTGCTGTGTTCTCTATATCAAGTTTGTCTTTCCAAACCGAATCGGGGAAGTGTTTGTATAGTATGCTTTTAACCATTTCAGATACCGATCCGCTCAATGCGTATCCGCATATCTGTGAGAAGTTGAAATATCCCCCCTCACTCATCAGATGCAGCACATACTGCTGCGTCTTTCCTGTTTCGCTTATCCTCTGACTGTCTAGTTTATAGACGCGAAAGACAAGTTTCACGGGTTCCATGCTGTTAATGTCCGAACGAAACTCAATCTCCACCTTTTCCTGTCCTGTGATGGGAAGTCGCTCGGGAAAATTCATCGCGTCTTCAATGTGCAGTTTGGCAGAAATATATGGAGAGAATATGTCTTCATAGATTTCAATATAACGATACAGGTTGTTAAGTTCTATCTCGCTGCCGTTGACCAAAGAATAAAGAACAAAGCGTTCTAGTTTGTAGTCGCCTGCCTTCAGTGCTTCATTACCGTGTCCAACAGAATCAGCCATGTTACACCCTCAACAAGGATTCAAGTTCTTGAACTGCTTCGCGCTTGAAACGAGGGTGAAGAATCTTGATTGTTCGTTTCTTCTCGTTTTCGTTCATCTCATACAGATAGTTACTGACAGCATAAGTGTTCACTTGACTACCAGATATGCCCATATAGCGACCAATATAGGTTTCCCACATAGATACCACACCGGTACCGACATAACCAATTCCCTGTGTGTTAGACGGATATTCGTCTTGTGTAGCACCCACAACACCACCAACAACAGAATAACTTGATGTCTGCTGGCTCAGGGGATCAAGCGTAACTGCTTCGTTTGCACTGTTGTCTGTGGTTGGACGAGTAGACTCAAAATGATGCACGGACGAAAACGATTGATCTATTCTGTGAATCTTTACGCTGTATGCGGTTCCTCCCGAAACAGTCACGGTAGCAGCCCCTGCTACAAATCCCGAGCCTTCAACCAACAGTTTACAGAGATTTGGTTGATACTCCTTGATTCTAGATTGTGCTGTGTTCTGTGAAAGAGTTGAGCCAGCACCGATGGGAGAACGATACATGAAGTTGTCTGTTGGATCAGTGAAGAACACAGAGTATCCTGAGTGCTTCTTCTGAATGAATTCCTCCATAGCACTAGAAGATTTGTACCAGCCGTGATACGGATCAATCACATCGTTCGTCAGGAGAATGATCCAGTGAAAAGTTGGATCACCATAAACCTTTTCTGCAATCTGCTCCGGTCGTTCGCCGTCCTTGATGTCGTATTCTAAAAATGCAGAATCACTGCTCTTCATGTCTTCACTAAGAGCAATTCTTCTTAACAGATTACGAGCAAACACAACACGAAACACAGCCCCGTCTTTGATGGGATACTTTACAAGAGGAAATTTTGAGAAGTATGACATTAGAAGCCCTTATCTACTGCTTCGCGTGTGAGCAGACCCATCTCGGTGAACTGCAACGAGAATGTTATGGCTGTAGGAGAGTTGTCAACAAAAGAACTCCAGACGGAGTTGGGAGCGTAGTCAACTGATATTGCTGTGAGCGCACACCGTCCAATCTTCGGAAGGTATTCGTTCTCAACAAATCCCGACTGATTGGGATTGGGATCGGTTGACAAGAACCGCACTTCAAACTCCGCAGGAACTCGGAGAACCACCTGAACCTTCTGTTCTGGTTCTGCTGACTGATCGTCGGTTGCGGGGTGAGAATGGTATCGGAAAGTCTCTATGATGTCCCGTATTTGATCCGCTTCTTTCTTGGTCTTGGGATAAAACTCCCAAGAAAAATTGAAGTTTCGGAATTCCTTTTGCTTGAATAGTTTTTCAAGGCGAGGATTGATTACCTTTCCGCGAGCCAGCGCACCAGCGCCACCTGCACCGACAGCCCCTGCTGCCTTCTCAAGACCCACATTTGCGGCTTGTCCCACCGTTTCAATCGGACGACCAAGAAAATCAAACGCACCACCAGCGATTGCCTGTCCTGGATCTTCATACATGAAGGTGTCTTCGTTGTTTATCTTTGTGCAAAACGGCAGATACAAAGACACCATCTGATCGTATACGGCTTGATTCTGAAATGCTTTGGCTAGAGCCACACCACCAGCAGCGGCAGCACCGCCAGCAACAGCGCCGCCAATTGCACCAACCGCAGCACCTTTCTTTCCGCCCATCAGCAACCCAAGCAAACCACCAACCACTCCGCCAGATACTGCTCCTGTAACTGCTGCTTGTCCTGTGCTTGTAGACTGCACAGTCTCATTCAACCTATTCAGAATGAGTAAACGCTCTTGGTCATCTAGACCAACCTTGCCCACGCCGTCACTCAATTCCGACTCAATGCTAGACAGACGAGCCTGATACGAAGTAATAGTCTGCTCAAGCAGTTCTTTTGCCCTGCCAGGATTTGTCTGTAGCAGGGTGGCAAGATTGTCGTTGGTGGCGGGGTCTACAACCTTTAGCAATTCCGTGCTGTTTGCCAGTTCTTTCAAGGCAGCAATCTGCTCTTGTGGAAGCCCACTCTGTTCAACCATCTCTTTGGTAAGATTTCCGTTCTCTATCAAACTAGCAAGAGTGTTTAGTTCTCCGATTTTTCTCTGCGCTTCTTCTTTTGCTTTGGTTGCAGTCTCTTTGAGATCTTTCTGCTCCCAACGCCAGAACACTTTGAACTGCATCACATGGGGAACCTCACCCGTTCCAATCTCAACAGGATATTTTAAAATAGACGGACGGGTGCGGGAACCGCGCTGAACCTTTGGGGTTCCCTCAAGTGCCCGAGTAACACTGTCCTCTATCTTGCTGTTGAAGAATTCTTCGGACAGTTTGGTGGTTCTGTTGGTAGCCACAATGGGTCTGCCAGCAGAATTTACTAGTGGTGGATTGAAGTTTGGTATTGCTGACATGAATTTCCTCGGTGGGCGCTACATATTTATATGGCATACAGAGGCTTTTTCCGTCCCCAAAACCCCTCCAAATACATCGGCAACCCCACACAGATCATGTATCGGAGTATGTGGGAGCGAAAGTTTATGAAATACTGCGATCAGAGTGCCAATGTGCTGCGTTGGGCTTCTGAAGAAGTAGTTATTCCGTATATCAGTCCATTAGACAAAAAGCCCCACAGATATTTTGTAGATTTCCTCATAGAGATACGGACACCTGAAGGGGTAAAGACTTGGCTTATTGAGATAAAGCCAAAGAAGCAGTGTCAAGAACCCACGCGCCGTAAGCGAGTCACACGGGGATACATCACCGAAGTAAAGACTTGGATCACAAACAAGGCTAAATGGGAAGCCGCAAAGCAAGTTTCCCAGTCTCGTGGATGGGAATTCAAGATACTCACGGAAGACGACCTGTTCAGGAAAAAGGCATGACTGAAGACGAACTCAAAGCGGACTTGCAGGCACTGCTTGAAGAAACCACCTCCATTCTCGGTGGAACCGATCAAACCTACATTCAGTTTCTGCAACTGCTGAACAGGGCGCAAAAGTTCTCCATGCCAAGCCGACTGTTTCAGGGGCAGATGGTGTTTTTCAAATACACGCCAATGAGCGAATCTTTTATTTCAACAAATACATACTACGACCAGTATCCACTGGTTCTGGTCACGGGTGTGTATCGGGGAGGCTTTGAAGGGGTAAACCTCCATTTTGTTGATCCCGTGAAGAGAAAATTCTTGTTTGACTCCATCATGCGCGGACTGCCAACACTGAAAGCCAACGAAACATGGAGAACGCGCCTGATGGTGGACTACGACCGACTGGATGCACGGCGACAATTCAAATACTTTCGCCCGTGCTATCGTAGATACTTGTGGAAGGGCATGAAGCGCAGACCAGTGGTGGTTCCGTTTGAGTTGTGGGAAGACATGGTAATGGGCAACACCGAACGAATGAAGAACGCAAGACCTGTTACGGTATACCGAGAAACACACAAGCAGATTGTAAAACGAGGACGGTAAATGGCAAACAATCCAGCCAACATAAACCAGTTGGTACAATCAGTCCTGTCCACAGGACTCGTATACGCAAACCGATACGAGGTGGCATTTGCGTATCCAATGGGATGGCGAGGTGGTGCTGTAAACATAGACACTCTACGATCTCTGTCAATGCGCTGCGATGCGGTTACTATTCCTGGACGCTCATTCTCAACCACTCCGTTTCGCTTCTACGGTCCTGCACGGAATATGCCGTATGAGCAGATTTACAGCGGAGAGATGACTCTATCGGTCATACTGTCACAGGACATGAGAGAAAAGCAGTTCTTTGAAGACTGGATGGGATTGGTTTCCGATCTTGGAAACTACAAATTCCAATACTACGATCAGTATATTACCGACACTACCATAACTGTTCTAGACAAAAACGATGCCGTGAACTACATTGTAACGGTAAACGAAACCTATCCCAAAATGATAGGCGATTTGCAAGTGGGTTACGACAAGGACAACGAATTTCTGCGGCAAGATATTACTCTGTGTTTCAGAAAATACTCCTTGCAGTATGTGGGCATACCTGCTCCTACGAGAGCCACTGGCACAATTGGTCAGCCGCCCACAGTAATTCCAGGACCACAGCAGTCCATACAGTCTCTCATCCGAAACGGAAACAGAATAGACCGCGTTGGTCCAGACGGAACCGTAAACGGAATATACGATCCTGCCACGGCACAGCAACTGATCTACGGACGGGGCGTGCAGCCCACAGGATATCCCCCACGAAACGGTTGATAAATAACTGAAACTACATTGACCAAAGGATTACCATGACACTGAATTTACAGAATTCTGCCCTTCCCCGCTATT